GCCGGCTTCCAAACTCACTGTAAATCAGCCGGTATTCCGCAGTCCGGCGGCAATGCCATTGATCGTAAGCAGCACCTCGCGCAGAAGCTCGGCGTCATCTCCCTCGGCTTCACGCAGGGCTCTAAGCTCCGACAAGAGCTGCACCTGCAGATAGCTGAGCGGATCAACGTAAGGATTCCGCAAACGAATGGATTCCTGGATGACAGGAACGTTATCCAGAATATCCTGCTGCCCGGTGATTTTGAGAATCAGCTCGGAGGTCAGTTTGAATTCCGCTTCGATCTGTCCGAAGATACGGTGACGGGCTTCCTCATTTTTGCCCATGCCGGCGTATTCCTTGGCGATAATCAGATCCGCCTTGGCAATCGCCATTTGCAGAGTATCAATTAATGTAGTGAAGAACGAAAATTCTTCATACATATGCTGCATGATCTTCAGGTTCTCTTCCTTGCCGTCGTAAAAGCTCTGCAGCCCCGTTCCGGCAGCGTACCATGCTGGAAGCAGGTAACGGCTCTGTGTCCAGGCAAAAACCCAAGGGATGGCACGCAGATCTTCAAAGCGGTCGCTGTTCTTTCGTTTGGAAGGACGCGAACCAATGTTAAGCTCACCCACCTCAGGAAGCGGCGTCGACTCCTTGAAGTAGTTCAGGAAATCCGGATCACGGAAGATCAGGTCCTGATATTTGTTCAGTGATACTTCAGAAATCCGGGCTACAATCTCTTCCCATTTAGGATCGTACAGATCAGCCTGCGGTGATCTGGCATTAATCGCTGCCGTAATCAGCGCGGAAGTTGCCTGTTCCAAGCTGCGGTAGGCGATTCCCTGCATCGAGTACCGGGAGGAGATGACTTCGCCCTGCTCTGTAATCTTAATGCCGCCGCCAATCGTCGAGGCCGGTTGAGCCAGAATACTGCGGTTCAGCGGCATGCCCCCGCGGCCAAGGGCTCCCCCGCGGCCATGGAAAAATTTCAGTTTGATGCCGAATTCATCCGCCGTAGCCGTAATTTCCTTGAGTGCCACACGCAGCTCATAGTTGGCGGTAACCACACCGCCATCCTTGTTGCTGTCCGAATATCCCAGCATGATCTCCTGCAGATCATTCATCGCCCTAACCGCATCACGGTAGATTGGCAGGTTGAGCAGTGTCCGCATAATTTGCGGTGCATCATGCAGATCGTCAATGGTTTCGAACAACGGCACAGCCTGAAGTGTACAAACAACAGTACCATCGTTGTCTTTGCGGAATAAGCCGACTTCCTTGGAGAACACCATAACCTCCAGAATATCGCTTGCAGCTTCAGCCATGCTGATCAGGTAGCTGGTGATGCATTGTTTGCCGTACTCCTCTTGAGCCGTATAAATAGTACGGTACACAGCAAGACATTCTTCCGTGCTCTCGCTGTAAGTCTGATATGGTGAAGTTAGCGGCCGCGGATCATTCAGCAGTTTTTCCAGGAGTTCAATCTTCTCGTTTTCCTGCAGCTTGGCATAATCCTGCGTAACATTCATTTTGGCCAAAATCTCAGTCATCGCATTTTCATGCTCCTGACTGTGCTGGCGGACATCAAGAGTTGCGGTATGGAATCCAAACAACTCTACCTGGCGAATCAATTTCTTAATGTAGGTATCCGCTACATAATCGGCATAGTGATGACGCAAGCTGCGGTCAATCACATTTAAATCATCTATAAATTGCTCCGGTGAGGAGTAGCGCTCCAATGAGCCTTTTTTCTCATCATCCATAACATTCTGTGTCTTCGCGATCATATAGGTAAGCTTAATCCGGTATGGCTCATTATCATTATGCCAGGATTTCGTCTTATCCAGCTGAATAATACCCCGGTCCAGTTCAATGGATTCCAGCAGCTCCGGCGTCACCTTAACGATACTTGTACTAAAACTCAGATACTGCATCAGTTCGCGCATAATGCGCTGATATTCCCGAATCGCCAGCTTGCGCTGCAAACGCAGGGTCTGCAGGGTCACAGCTGCGGTTACCGAAGGGTTGCCGTCACGGTCCCCGCCGATCCACGAGCCAAACCGCAGATAGGTGGGAACATGCCAATTCTGGCCCGGATAATATTTGCTTAGACATCGTTCAAGTTCTTGATACACATCCGGCAGCACCTGGAAAATCGTCTCATGGAAATAGTACATTCCATTGCGGACTTCATCGAGTACCGTAGGCTTGCGGTCGCGCAGCTCATCCGTCTGCCATAAGGTAATGACTTCATTCAGCAGCTTCTCACGCAGCTGTTCGCGTTCCCGGAATGTCAGGGTAGGGTTATCCAGACCCATCACATCATCAGAGATACGCTTATGAATATCAAGGATCGCCCGTCGCATGGCTTCCGTAGGGTGAGCCGTCATGACCAGCTCCAAAGACAGGCCGTTCATGATCTCATGAACATCCTCGTGTGAGAAATCCCGTTCGCGGAGCTCCTGAATCGCGCTTTCGATAGAACCAGGCTGTACAGTCTCCCCGGCTGAACGTTCGTAGTCGCGTTTTCGGCGAATCCGGTGATTCTGCTCGGCAATGTTCACCAATTGAAAATAAATAGCGAACGCCCGTATCACCTGGTGTCGATTCTCAGGATCAAGTGAATTGATTAGCTCCTTGAATTCATTGTGCAGTTCAGGCAAAAACAATGAGCGCAGCGATTTGCTGGTTTCGCGGATCTTCTCTACGATCTCCAGCAGTTCGTTGCCGCCTTGGTGAACCAAGACTTCGCCCAAAATATTCCCCAGGAACCGTACGTCTCGCCGCAGCAGATTGTTAGAGTTGCTTTTGCTGACGGCAGTCGTAAGTTCGGTCATGCTGCTCCCCCCATCCTCTTTCCGGATCAATGCTTTTAACATTGTCTATTTGATGCTTTCCTCATATCATACAATAAAACTGCCCGGAAATCTCCAACTTCATTGCGCTGTAAAGCGATACAGCAATTAAGATTATACACCAATCCGTCTATATATGCAGTCTCAAAAAAAATATGTATCTCTTCCTATTTATAATGCCTGATCTGCGTCGGGTTTATGTAGTTTTTGTGTGATAATATATCACGCAGGAACACAAAAAAAGCCGACTCCAAGGAGCCGGCTGTCAATTAAATTCACGTATTATTTTTTGGTGGTTCCCGGGCGATCGTTGAAGGCTAATTCGAATAAACCTGTCGCGGATAATCCGGCGAGTCCCCCTGACCATAACCGGAGCGTGAGCCCCAGATCGGTAAAAGGATACGCAGCCGCTCCTATAAGCAGCCCAATCCCAAGTCCGATAAAAGGCACCGCGTTGGTTGGCAGATTAATATTATTTTTGACCAACTGCACCAAAGCAAGCGTAAATACCGCCAATACCGATGCAAAAGCCAATACATTATTCAGAATATCGGTGTTAATCACTTAAAATCATTCCTTTCTGTTTCGCGTTTATCGCTCAAACGTGTTAATATTTCTATTCTAGGAAAGTATTTCTATTATTCATAATATACAGCTGCGGTTATTCTAGCGGCCACTTGTAATCTCAACGGTTCGGGTAACCGAATCATAACCAACCGAAGCTCCAAGCGCCTCCGCTACAGCACGTACCGGCACATAAGTTACACCATTTTCCAAACGGCCATCGGCTATTTTTGCGCCATTCACTTTTACTATTGTAATTGCATCACTATTCAGATTCTGTTCCTCCTTAGCCCTTCCGTTGATTAGCCTATACGCCGCTTTCACCGCTTGTACTGAAGGCTGTGCTCCCGCTCGCAGCTTGGAAAGCGTCAATCCGAAGCTCATCTGAAAATGGGGGTAGTCCTTCAGGCTGGTCCAGTCCCCGCCCCATTCGAAACCCAGCCGCTTAGCCTGCTGAACCACCTCGAGCCAATCCGTTGTCCGATCCTTGTCTCCGTCGCGCGCCATGTCCCAGGACACGCTTGAGCCATTCGGCAGCAGCAATGCAAAATCAATGGCCAGACCATAATTGTGGTAGCTATAGCCACCCCGGGCATTGGTAACAATCGATCCCGGTTTTGTGCGTCCTTGGGCATAGAGCGCATCCTGCTCTGCAATCGTCCGCAGTCCTTGCGTAATCTGGATCGGAACACCGAATGTGTAGCAGCATTCGATTAACGCAGTAGCTGCTGCGAGCACAACGGGATGCAGACCCGTTAGGCGGGGGGCGGATTTATTTTTGATTTGCATTAGGGTCAGCATGGCTTACTCCTCCCTTCTTCACCTCCTGCAGAACAATGAACAAATCTCGACGTTTTGTGAACACCAGCAGGGTTAGGATGAGCAGGCCGATCGCGGTTCCGGTCTGGGCAACCGCCCAGGCTTCTGTTTTGAGTGAAGCCAGCACGGAGTCTGCCCCGGACACTGCGGTGAAACGAATCCACAAAGCTACTGCCATTTTTACGGTGTAGGCACCCAGAAAGAGAAAGGCTGCCAGCATAAACAGGCTGACCGCCTTTGCCCGCAGGCGTCGGCGAAAATACAAAAAAAGCGCAGCTATCAGCAGCAGCGCACAAATCAAAGATACCGAATATGCAATTAACAGCAACCTATCCATTACGCCCATTGTTGACACCCCGATCATAGATTAGAAATTCGGCAAATCCGTTATTATGGATCTCCTCCTGAATCTCTTTGGATACGTCCTTATATCGAAGGATAGAGAACATTACCCGGGCCGAAGCTTGGGTCAGCTCCCTCTCCTTTTTCCGGTGCAGGGGCGATAATCGTTTGATCCATCTACTCAGCACGTTATCCTCCCCGATCTTCTTCATTTACTACATTCACACCGCTTGATGTGTAATCAACTTTCAGTCTCTGCAGTACTTCAAGCGTGGGTGCCATGAAATCTGAGCGCTCTTTATCCAAAATATTCTGCAGACGGTCCCGGTCTTCTTCAGCCCGCTCAAGCAGCTCACGCGGCACCAGATTCCCTTTGACAATCGAGCGCAAAAGCACCAGAACAATCAAGAGCAGAATTAAGGCCACGATATAAGCCAGCCCATATTTATCAGCCAGGGGAAGAATCTTCTCCAAGTTTGCAATATCGTTGCTGTCCATTGTTTCACCCCTTTCTTGTTGAACTTTAGATTTTCATATTAGGTCTGGTCGTAACTGCGGGGAATGTTTGGACTTCCGGCCGCTGTTGTCCCCAGATTTCTTGACATGAACCGCAATAGCGGTTGAAATCCGGTGACAAAGGCGGTCGCTAACGCTCCTATAGTTCCAAACTTCCCCTCCGCACTTCTACCTTTTTATTCTTTTTTCAAGTTCAGCTTATAAAGATGTACCCCCGGTTTACGGGGGCAAAATAAAAACGCCACAGCGGGCGCCAGCAGTCACCTATTCTTCTTTGGCCAGATACTCAAGTCCGCTGTCAACCAGGATTTCTTTTACGCCAGCTTTCAATGTCGCCGGAACTTCCGTGAACTTGGTCTTCCCTAAGATTACACGCTGTGCAAAAAACATCGTCATTAAAATCACCTTCTTCCCATTTTGACCTTCAACCACATAGAACAGACTGGGTATTACTGATAAACCCTCGTCGCCATCTCTGCAATGATATCTTCAATAAAGTCAGCCCGCTCGGACAGAGCATTGTTTTGCGCCTTCAGCCGTACATTCTCTTTCTGCAGCTGCTCGACTTCCGTCAGCTCTGGCGGCTTGTTGGCTTCGGCTTCCTGGTAGGCTTCCCAAGCGGCTTGCAGCTCTGCTTCTGTGGGCTTGGGTTTGTCCAGGTTCCAGACGGCGATATAGGGTCCACGCTCTACGATATCGTAATCCTCACCCTCAGTGAGTAGGTTGTAGTCGATACCGTAGCGATAATGGACACCCTCTACTGGATTCTCGCCGTCTTCCGGCGGCTTGATCTCGTAGCGGACACGGCCTTTTTCTTCGGCTCCGGGGCGCAGGACGGGTTCTGGTCCGTTGTCTTGTACGATGAAATCCCGCGTTGACTCAGCTTGCGGGTGAAGGTGCATGATTGCTAGTGCTATATTCATTTTGAATCCCTCCTTTATCCGATTCTATCAATATTAAGTGCACATATTGTAGGGTCTGCTAAAGTAGTAATGTCTACCCCTTTTTTTTGCTCTATATATATTTCCAAATAATCCCCCGCATTTAATGGTACAGTTTTACTGCCGCCAAGAAAAATAAAAGCCCCGGGAGAGCCCACTTGATCGAAACAAAGCGTCCTACCCGCCTGACCGTTAACATAATAGTATAAACGGGTTTCAAAGGTTCCGTTAGCATTAAGCAGTAAAGATGCATCAACATGATAGAGTCCGCTTTGTTTTACTGTGAATCTACCGATACCGTCATATTCCTCGCGTTGGTCCTTGTCTTCTTGCCCATAATTAATTTTTGTTCGCACAGAACTTGAAATTGTTTGTGAAGCATTATGCGCGGCTTGAACATAAGATCGAGAAGTAGATGTATTATCTCCCCATGGGTTAACAACACCGTCACCAAAAGAAATTATACCTCCCGTCTGCGTGCTGTTTATGGCTGCTGTAGCGCTCATTGTCCCAACGCTTCCTCCGATTTTTGCTCCTTCAGTCGCTAGATAGCCATAACCGCTGCCACTACCGCTTACACCAACCACAAATACATTTGCTCCACTACGTGCCCATATAGATGTTGTTTTATTGGAATACATCCCTCCACTTATGACAGCCCCACCACCGTATACCATAACTCCGTAATAACTGCCAGCACTTGCAGTCACATTACAGTTTTGCAACCAAGTCCATACATTACTGATCAACTCAATTGCATTGGCAGTCGTTGTAGTAGCCGTGATCCCTGTAATTGTGACTTGAATTGTATTTTCCTGCATCGACAGGCGAGTAACGTTCACGATCCCTGAAGCATTGATTCCAAGTGTACCTCCCCCACCAAATCCCTTTAAAACAACTTCCTCCGCATAGGTTCCCGCTACGATATTAACTACAACTGCATGATTAACCTTCTGTGGGATCATACTAATAGCTTTACCAATGCTCCTAAACGCCCCACCTGCCGTATTCGCCAACCCATTATTGCCATCATTCCCATCCGTACGGACATAGTAGGTAATATCCGCCGTCGTCTGCTGCGGGGTTGTCGCCAAAGGCGCTTTTCCATTCAACTGCCCCTGAATCCCTGCCGTCACTCCATCCAAATACCCAAACTCCGCATTCGACACCACCCCAGTGCCGATCTTGCTTGCATCGATTGCCGCGGCCGCGTTAATATCCGCGTTTACAATAACCCCCGGAGCAATCGCGGTAACCCCATCCCCTGTGCTGGTCACATCCCCGGTATGATTGGGATGCACATATTTATTGGCCCCTGCCGCTACTCCGTCCAGCTTCGCCTTATCTGCTGCGGCCATCAGCCCGGCAGCGCTGGTGGTGGCTGCCGCCGTGGAAGCCTTTGCGTTCCAGGCGGTGCGTTCCGCCGCGGTAATATGCTTTACCGTATCCACGGCATGGTCCTGCACATTTTTAACGGCAGCATCCAAAACATCCATATTGCCGTTCAAATCGGCGATATCGACAATATCTGTGCCATCCGGCTTTTTCAGCCCCAAATTACCCGTAGTCTGCATAGTTCACACTCCTATTCGTATACTCTTAATTCATTCCATGTTCTGGCGTGCGCTGCATTCCAGGTGAGTGACTTCAGCGAATTCCACCAGGTATAGCTGTACACAAACTTATAATCCAGATGGGCAGGCTTAATCTCTTCTATGATTTGTATCAACCCTGCCATGTTTGCCGGAATGCCCAGCGTCCCTACAAAATGCACCTCAAAGCTATACGCTCCCGGCACCTCAACAACCTGAACATCCCCTCCGGAGAAAGCAGACGCCGTCCGCCGGATCATCTCCGGTGTAGTCGTCCCGCTTCCGCGCAGCTTGGCCTTGATCATTTCCCGGCGGGCGGCATAGGATTTGGTATTGTCCGTGGTCAGGGCCAGCACCTTCTCCCAGCGCGCAAGCCCCCAGGTTGCCGACTCCACCTTCGTCTGCAATGCCGAATCCTCTATCGAATAGGCCAGCTGTCCACATTCCGCAGCATGGCTATCCTGGATCTGCTCCATCTCAAGTACACCCTGATAATACTCCGGCAGGTATTGCATCAGGTCAGGCTTGTTAAATTCCGGCCCCTCTTGTGTGGCGGGACTGGAAGAATAGCTTATTGTCCCGTATACATTCTCGCCATAGGTCATAGTTACACCCCTTTAAGCTGATTCCAGTTCAGCGGGCCTTTGGGCATGTACTCATGCGTATGAGCCGCTGGCGGATACACCGCCGGCTTCCCGTCTACCCCTGACCAAGGTACGGTGTCCGCCGCCTGCGCGTAATCCACTTTGCCGTTGTTGTTGGTGTCATAGATGCTTTTCAGCATATCACCGGTGCTTTGTGAGGCTACGAGCAGTTTGTTGACAGTGCCCGTCCCGATGTAGAGCTTCCCTGTATCGGTGCAGTAACCGAGTTCCCCCACCGCAAGGGTACCCAGTGCGCCCTCCAGGCCGCGGCGGATTTGAATTAATGTCTTTAGAGCCATTATCTTCGCCCCCTAGAATGTACCGCCGTCAATAGCAGCCACCATCAGCCGGTTGCCATTGGCTGTG